GGAGCGAAGGTTATACATTTGATATGCAGGCTTGGAGCCGTTTCTGTGACACCGATAACGACGGTAAGTACGGCTGTGGTGACAATCAGTTTGATAACTCAGAAGACGCTGGAGTTTGTAACTAAATTAAGTGACAGACTTAAACGTACAACTGTTGCCGTGGCAGCAAGAAGTCTACTCTGACCCAACACGGTTTAAGGTAGTAGCAGCAGACGACTACACAGTAGGATCACACCAGTGGTGTAAGGTTTACGTTCCGTGGAGCGAAGGTTTAACCTTTGACATGATTACGTGGCAACGATCCTGTGACATCGACAACGACGGTAAGTACGGTTGTGGTGACTCTCAGTTTGATAACTCAGAAGACGCTGGAGTTTGTAACTAGACCAAGTGACAGACTTAAACGTACAACTGTTGCCGTGGCAGCAGGAAGTCTACTCTGATCCTACTAGGTTCAAGGTAGTAGCCGCAGGACGGAGAACAGGGAAGTCCCGTCTTGCTGCTTGGATGTTAATCATTAATGCACTACAGACCGATAAAGGTCAAGTTTTTTACGTTGCGCCTACGCAGGGACAAGCCCGTGATATCATGTGGCAAACCCTGATGGAGCTAGGACACCCTGTTATCTCAGGTTCGCATATAAACAACCTGCAGATCAAGCTGGTCAACGGGGCCATGATTAGTCTCAAGGGAGCCGACAGGCCTGAGACAATGCGTGGTGTGTCCTTGAAGTTTCTCGTGATGGACGAATACGCAGACATGAAGCCTGACGTATGGGAACAGATACTCCGTCCAGCACTGGCAGACCAAAAGGGTTCTGCGATGTTCATAGGTACGCCTATGGGACGTAATCACTTCTACGAGTTGTACAAGTACGCGGAGTTAGGTGACGATGAAACTTACAGGGGCTGGCATTTCACCAGCTACGACAACCCGTTGTTGGACCCATCTGAAATCGACATGGCGAAGAAATCAATGTCGAGTTACGCCTTTAGACAAGAGTTCATGGCCTCATTTGAAGCCAGAGGCTCAGAGATGTTCAGAGAAGATTGGGTACAGTTCGGAGAAGAGCCAGAGGTTGGAGATTACTATATAGCTGTTGACCTCGCTGGCTTTGAGGAAGTAAACAAGAAACGGACGAAGAACTCTAAACTAGATGAAACCGCAATCGCTGTTGTTAAAGTTAGTCCTGATGGTTGGTACGTTGATAACATTATATATGGGCGGTGGAGCCTTGACGAGACTGCCACCAAGATATTTCAGGCGGTCAGAGATTACCGTCCTATCAGCGTTGGTATTGAACGAGGCATCGCAAAGCAGGCTGTAATGAGTCCTCTGATGGACCTACAGAAGCGCTACGGGACGTTCTTCAGAGTCGAGGAGCTAACCCACGGTAACAAGAAAAAGACTGACAGGGTGATGTGGGCGCTGCAGGGACGCTTTGAGAACGGATACGTAACACTGAGTAAAGGCGAGTGGAACTCTAGGTTCTTGGACCAACTGTTCCAGTTTCCAGATCCTCTGACCCACGATGACTTGATTGACGCTTTGGCTTACGTAGATCAGTTAGCACAAGTAGCGTACCACTACGATTTTGAAATAGACGACCACGAACTACTAGATGTAGTAGCAGGATACTAAAGTGAATCACAGAGTTTTTAGACCGTTTAACACATATGGCATCTACGCTATTTCTGCCGTAGTGTTTTTTACACTGGGTTACAGCGTAGCAATAATCTAAGGAAAGTACTATGGCAGAAGATATCTATAGCCCAGACCCTCTAATGATTGAAGAGTCTCTGGAAGAGTGGGTGATGACCAAGTGTGAAAACTGGCGTGACTACTACGAGTCAAATTACGAAGCAAAGTTTGAAGAGTACTACAGGCTCTGGAGAGGACAGTGGGATCCTGCAGATTCCCAGAGAGGATCAGAGCGTTCCAGAATCATATCTCCTGCGCTGCAACAGGCCGTAGAGTCTAACGTAGCAGAACTAGAGGAAGCCACGTTTGGTAGAGGTAAGTGGTTTGACATTGCTGATGATACTAACGACAAAGACCGTCAAGACGTACAGTACCTACGTAACAAACTAACAGAAGACTTTGAAAAGTGTAAGGTACGTAAGGCTGTTGCAGAGTGCTTGATTAACTCTGCTGTGTTTGGCACAGGCATAGGCGAAGTAGTTCTTGAGGAGATCAAAGAGATGGCTCCTGCTACTCAGCCTATCATGGGTGGAGACTTAACTGCTGTAGGTGTCAACATTACTGACAGGGTGGTAGTTAAACTAAAGCCCGTGTTACCTCAGAACTTCCTCATAGACCCTGTAGCAACGACTGTAGAAGACGCTATGGGTGTGGCTATTGATGAGTTTGTGTCTAAGCACAGCATAGAAATGCTACAGGAGCAGGGCGTATACAAAGACGCTTACATTGAATCTGCTGCGCCTGACACAGACCTAGAGCCTGACCAAGACCTCACGATCTACAACGACGACAAGGTACGCCTGACGAAGTACTACGGACTCGTACCTCGTGAGTTGCTTGAGGCTGAGGACGTAGAAGTAGAAGATGAGTCTATGTACGTTGAGGCTATCGTAGTTATAGCTAACGGTGGCACACTACTAAAGGCTGAAGCTAACCCTTACATGATGGGTGATAGGCCTGTAGTTGCTTTTCCTTGGGACGTAGTTCCCGGAAGATTCTGGGGTCGTGGCGTATGCGAAAAGGGCTACAACAGTCAGAAGGCGCTAGACACAGAGCTACGCGCACGTATTGACGCCTTGAGTCTCACAATCCACCCAATGCTTGCTATTGACGCGACACGTTTACCTCGTGGCGCTAAACCCGAAGTACGTCCGGGCAAAATGATTCTAACTAACGGAGATCCGCGTGAAGTTCTACAGCCATTTAACTTTGGACAGGTTGGTCAAATCACTTTCGCACAAGCACAAGCGCTTCAAGGCATGGTTCAACAGGCTACAGGAGCAGTTGATTCAGCAGGAATTGCTGGCACTGTTAACGGTGAAGCTACTGCCGCTGGTATTTCTATGTCTCTTGGTGCTATTATTAAACGCCATAAGCGCACCCTGATTAACTTCCAGCAGTCGTTCCTGTTACCGTTTGTAACTAAGGCTGCACACAGGTACATGCAGTTTGATCCTGAAAACTACCCCGTAGCTGACTACAAGTTCAACGCTACGTCTACTCTAGGCATTATCGCTAGGGAGTACGAGGTAACTCAGTTGGTGCAACTCTTGCAGACCATGAAGCAAGACAGCCCAATCTACCCTGTGTTGATCCAGAGCATCATCGACAACATGAATCTGAGTAACCGTGATGAGTTAATTGCGTCTATGCAACAAGCGTCTCAGCCAGATCCTCAGGCACAGCAGATGGCTCAGATGGCTCAACAGACTCAGATGGAGTTTCAACAGAGCCAGACTTCAGCCCTGCAAGCACAGGCTGCTGAGTCGCAAGCTAGAGCATCTAAGTACGCTATGGAAACACAGTTGCTTCCAGAAGAGTTACAGATTGAAAAGATTGAAGCAATCACAAGAAATCTCAAGGAAGGAGATCAAGAAGACAAGGAGTTTGAACGCCGCCTGAAGGTAGCAGACGCCCTACTAAAAGAAAGACAGCTAGAAGGAAAACGTCCTAATGCTAATGACACAAACAGAAATGAACCAGTTCCTAGCCCAAATCAACCAAGCGTTCCAAGACCAGTTCAACAAATTGGAAGCCCTAGAAGCCAAGGTGGTGGCCCTAGAGGACCAAATGTCGGACCTGCGCCAGAAAGAGGACTCTGATAATGCCAAAGGAAAAAGACCCAAGACTAGCAAGAGCAGGAGTGTCGGGTTACAACAAACCAAAGAGGACGCCTAGTCACCCCACTAAGTCACACGTAGTTGTGGCTAAATGTGACGACGGTAAAGTTAAGACTATCCGGTTTGGACAACAAGGAGTATCAGGTGCTGGCAAGAGTCCTAAGACTGCTAAGGAGAAAGCGAGGCGTAAGTCCTTTAAGGCTCGTCACGCTAAAAACATAGCCAAAGGGAAGTGTTCTGCGGCTTATTGGGCAAACAAGGTGAAATGGTAAGATGGCTAAAGGTGTAAAACACTACAAAAAAGACGGAACTCTGCACACTGGAGAAACCCACAAGATGCCTGACGGATCACTGCACTCAGGCAAAACCCATAGTAAATCCTCAGTGCCGTTGTTTCACATGGAGAATTTACCCAAGACTGCAAAGGAGAAGGCAATGAAGATGTACGGAAAACCTGCTACAAAGCCCAAGAAAAAGGCTAAAGCAAAGCCTAAGAAAAAGCCAATGAAGAAGGGCTACTAAGATGCCTAGAGGACTATACGCTAATATCCACGCCAAACGCAAGCGTATCAAGGCTGGATCAGGTGAAACTATGCGTAAACCGGGATCAAAAGGCGCTCCTAAGGCCTCTGCTTTTAAGAAAGCTAAGAAAACAGCCAAGAAACGGTAAAATTTACATAAAATAATGCTTGACTTTTAGTCAAAAGTATGGTATAATATAGGTGTACTTAGGTACACTTAATACAACAGAGACAACCCAAGAGGCCTCAAGATGGATCAAGAAACACAGCAGTACTACGACGCATACTTTAGTCTTTTTATTACTGATGGCTGGAAGCAACTTGTGCAAGACTTTGGCAACAATGCTTTACAGATTAACAGTATAGAAGCTACTAAAGATGCTGACGATATGTTTTTTCGTAAGGGACAACTAAGCGTATTAGCCCACTTAATCAACATGGAAACTATCGTTACAACTAATTACGAAGAGGCATCTAAGCCTCCAGAAGAAGATGATTAAAGTATTTGACTTTCGTTGTACTAACGGACATACCTTTGAAGAATTTGTAGAAGCAGGTACTACATCCAGTAGGTGCGGATGTGGTGCTAACGCTACAAAGATTGTATCAGCAACTCAGCACATACTCGACGGTT